GCCATGTCGATTAACTCTCTTTGTGAAATCTCCCATATAGTTTTATACTTTGGGATTAAGTGTTCAACTCTTTTAACTTTCTTATTGTAGTTTTTATCTTCAGTATCCAAATAATTGTTGAAATTAATATTTTGAATTGATCCTTCGTTCATAATAATTTCATTTTTCAAATCTTCGGACCAAATACCAATCTTTTCAAAGTCGTTGATTAGGTATTTGTTTACGATCATAATTTCTCCACCAACAACTCGTCTGTTAAATAATGCCGAGTGTGCAGGTTCCGTCATTTCAAATGAACCGGTAATCTTAGCTGAAGATGCAACAGGCATTTGAGCAGTGAATAATGAATTACATACACCATAATCGGTTACACTTTTCTTCAACTTATCCCAATCCCACATACCTGAAAGTTGTGTGTTATCTAACCCCCACATATCGAATTGGAATACCCCTTTGTCCATTGGTGAACCTTTGAAGTGTGAGTAAGGTTCGTATTTGCCATTCATACATAACTGATTACTTTCGTAGATCGATGCGTAATAGATGGTTTCAAAGATATCTTTATTTAATTTTTTAGCATCTTCTGATGTGAAGATATAATCCATTAAATAAAACACATCAGCTAAACCTTGTGTACCAATAGCAATCGCTCTTTGTTCCATACCACCTTTCAACCCTTTTTGTGTTGAGTAGTTGTTGATGTCGATTACTTTGTTCAAAGCTCTAACCACTTTACGAACTTCAGTGAATAATAATTCGTGGTCAAATTTACCTCCTTGAATAAAGTTCTTCAATACGATAGAAGATAATGTACAGATTGCTGTAGTTTCTTCATCTGTGTACTGATAAATCTCATTACAAAGGTTAGATTGTTTAATAACTCCGATGTTTTGGTGGTTAGTTTTTCTGTTAGCGCTATCTTTAGAACATAGATAAGGAACTCCCGTTTCAACTTGTGACTCAATAACTTTAGTCCAAATGTCTTGTGCTTTAACTTTTTTACCTAATCCCATGGCAACCGCCTTGTTAAAGTTTTCTTCGTATTCATCACCATAACATTCTTGTAATGCTTTGATACCCGCAGTTTTAATATCATTAGGACAGAACAAATACCAATCACCATTATTTTTAACCGCTTTCATGAAGTTATCCGGTAACCAAAGAGCCGTAAATAAATCACGAGCTCTTAATTCTTCAGCACCTGTATTCTTTTTAATATCTAATAGATCAAAGATGTCTTTGTGCCAAGGTTCAAGATATATCGCCGCAGAACCAGGTCGTCTTCCTTGTTGGTTAAAGAATCTTAAAGACTCATTAACAATTTTAAGGTATTTTAATAACCCACCGGCAAATCCACCTGAACTTGAAATTCTACTTTCTTTACTTCTAATGTTAGACATAGATAATCCAATACCCGCAGCATCTGAAGAGAATGTCGAAATGTCGTTTAACGTATCTAATAACCCTTTTCTTGAATCTGAATTATTGTAATGTAAAACACATGATGCTAATTGTGGAACTTTAGTACCCGCATTGATCATGATTGGTGTCGCCTTTGAAATTAGTTGGTTCGATAATGATTTGTAGTACTCAACCGCACTTACAAAATCTTCTGTAACCCACAATGCAACTCTCATATACATGTGTTGTGGTCGTTCAATTACTTTACCATTAGGTTGTTTTAACAAGTACATTTCTTGTAATGATCTCCAAGCAAAGTAATCAAAATTATAATCATTATCGTGATTAATAACCGCATCGATCGTATCTTCACCATAAAGTTTAATCGTTTCTATTAACTTATCATTAATGATACCGTCACCATAAAGTACCATCATGGTCTGTGAAAAACTTTCATTAGTTTCTTTATGGTATGATGAAATAGCAACTGAAGAAGCTAAACGTGAATAATCATGATGACTACCGGTATATGCCGCAGCAATCTCATAAACAAGTTTGTCCAATTCTTTTGTAGTAATCTCACCTTCAGTAGGAACTGAAGTGATGACTTTGATGAAGATTTCATCAGAGTTAACGTTCAACCCTTTGGAAGAACGTTTAACTCGGTTGTAAATTTTTTGGGGATTAAATGATACACTGTCCCCATTTCTTTTAATTATTTTTAATGACATATAGTTTAATTTTATTAGAAGTCGTCGGTAAATGTGATTGTTTCGTTTAGTTTAGCCTTTTGGTATTCCATCGTTCTTGATTCAAAGAAATTACCTTTAGTTTCAACTGCAATTTGCTCCATAAATTTGAATGGTTGTTCAACATTGAACTCCTTACTACATCCGAATTTCACTAACAACCCATCCACTACGAACTCTAAATATTGTTTCATTAAGTTTGAATTCATTCCTATCAAAGACACAGGTAAAGATTCTGTGATAAACTCTTTTTCTATTTCAAGAGCAGATAACAATATCTCTTTGATTCTTTTTTCTGATGGTTTGTCTTCACAGTGGTTGTTTAACAAGTGGATTGCGAAATCACAATGTAAGTTCTCATCTTTAAAGATTAGAGAATTGGCATTACACAGACCTTGCATGATTCCTCTTGATTTTAACCAGAAGATAGAACAGAACGAACCTGAAAAGAATATACCTTCAACAGCAGCAAACGCAATCAATCTTTCTTGGAATGAGGCGTTTTCAATCCAATCTAATGCCCACTTCGCCTTCTTCTGTACCGCAGGTAATCTATCAATAGCATTGAAGCATTCATCCTTCTCCTTTGCATTGTTGATGTACGTGTCGATTAATAACGAATACATAAGTGAGTGGATGTTTTCCATCGCCAATTGAAATCCATAAAAGAATTTAGCTTCGGGATATTGTACTTCACGATAGAAGTTCTCTGCTAAATTTTCGTTTACGATTCCATCTGATGCTGCGAAAAATGATAATACATTTTTAACGAAGTATTTTTCATTATCTGTTAAATTTTCCCAGTCTCTAATGTCATTCGTCAAATCTACTTCTTCAGCCGTCCAAAAAGCCGCCTGATGCATTTTGTAATATTCCCAAATATCATTGTGTTCGATTGGGAAGATAACAAACCTATTAGGGTTTTCTACTAATATTTTTTCCATTTTGTAAATTTAATTATTTTTTTTAAGATTCTTGTTGTTTTTGCTTTTTCTTTTCAAGCAATTCTTTGATTCTGTTTCTATTCCTTTCTTCTTTCTGTTCTTCCAAACCTAAGAAAGTCATACTTTGTTCTGTGTCAATTTCTAACATTCCGTTATCAAATTTACAGTTTTCAAAAACAACCCCGTCTTTACCAATTCTTGACTTGGTAATGGCGATCGTCGCCAAATTCATCTCTTTCTGTTGTAGACTTTTAGCCACCGTAATGATTACGTGACCAACTTGTGCCTTTTTAATAGACCCACCCATTTGATCCGTTGTTACCACGTCTGACGAAATCGAATTACGATTTCCTTGTGTCGCTGTCCAACCTGCGATATCCAACTCGTGACACATTGCTTCAAACCCTCTCATTACCGATCCTTCACTTTTCCATTCATCACCTAACATTTTGTCGGGAACCACACAATCAATATAATCTAAAATAATCATATCAACTCTAATCCCTTCAGCAATCATCTTTCTAACTTGATTTTTGATTTGATTCATAGTTACGGTGTCAGATGGAAGTTTTTTCATGATCAACTTATTTTTCATAGTCTCCTTGATGTGTTTCACCTTTGCCATAACTTCATCTTTATTTTCAGACATGTCGTCAGGGTGGGTTCCGGTCCAAAGTGTAAAGTGTTTTCTTTGGATAATTTTTGGGTTGTCCTCAAAAAATATTTGAAGAACATTATACCCTAGGTTAAATGCGTGGTTAGCAATTTTAGTTGTGAATGTAGATTTACCTACACCTGTTGGTGCTAAAATAACACCGATTTCTCCCTTAGCTAAACCACCTTTTAATAGGTTGTCAATACCAGGTACTCCAATTGGAATAGGGTGTCTGTAATCATCATCCAAAACCTCCTCAATGTTGAAGAACACATCGGTCGTTCCTTTGTCAGTTTCACCAACTTGAAGTGCTCCACGTACCATTTCTTCTAACCTATCGTAACTCTCGAAATCACCTTTATCGATGATTGATTGAGCTTTAGTCATTACTTTTTGGAGTTCTTGTTGTTTACAAAACTTTAGGGCTTTTTCTTGTACATACGCTGACCCGTCATCTGAAACGTTCTTCACTTGCTCAAGAGTATCTAAAACACTCTTCTGAGCCATAGGGGAAGTAATTTCTGATTTTGTCAGTTGTTCAAGGGTGTTAAACGTAGGTGTGTGTTCATACTTTGAATAGTACTCCTTAATCATTTGACAAATGATGCGGAAATACTGGTTGTCAAAGTAATGTGGGTCAATAACTTCGATGATGGAATTTGAGAAATCTTTGTAAACAATAATGTTGTTTAATAATTGAATTTGAAAGGTGTTTCCTAAATACCCGAAGTTCTTTTTGTCTGACATAATTTAATGATTTGTTCTTTGTTTTTCTAATAAATACTATTAGGCGAATGAATAATTTAGGTAGTCGTAAGATAAATTTCTATCTGATAAAATGTCAGTCAATTCTCTTAAAATGTTTTTTATTGATGGTCGTACATCCAGCGTGTATCTTACCTTCGGAGGGTATACTTTCGCATCAATCACTCTATGACAAATTGTCTCATTTCCTAACTTTAAAATAATATTAAAGACTTCAGGTCCATCAGTATTTGATGTCTCCAAGATGTTAGGATCCTCCTCAATTTGAAAACGATTTTCCAACATATATACAACACACTTGTTTCTTAATTTGGTTTGCAACTCGCCAGATAATTCGTTAACGTAATTTAAAAGTTCAATGCTGTTTTTTGCTTTAGCATTAAAACCTTTTACATTAAAAAATCTCTGTACAACGAAGTTGTTGTTTAATGTAATTAAGAATTCAACTTTAGTAACGTCGTTTTGTTCTTTCATGTTTTTTGTTTTACTTTTTGTTTTTAAACTTTGTTTTTTCTTTTCTTGTTAACTTTAAAAATGGTTTTAAAAAATAAATCCAATTTTCGTCATTCT